AGGCTGACGTCCGTAATGACAGGAAGTATAGCAGGTCGTATCATTGGGTCAAAGACCAAGATGTGCCGGCCAAGCCTTACATGCCTGCTCCTCGTGATGCCGTGGCCATGGTCGATGTGGACTACTACGTGGACATGCCCAGATTCCTATCTGAAAATTTTAGGCCAGTGTTTCTGTACACCTTTCAGCCTAACAGCGTAGCCAAGGGCCGTGGAGAGTATAAGTATACTTTCACTGCCAATGACGAAGTTGTTTACGTTGTCTCGGGTGGTGGACGTTATGTCCACCAATTATGGAACTACCAAGGAGATTCCCTCAAAATCGTCGCCAGGAAGAAGTTCTTGTGGTGGGAGTATGTCACTTCTGTGACTACTTTCAACTTAGAGCGTCGCCAGGTTGATGATGACCACCAAGTGATCTTGTTGGCACCCCTATCTCAGTATGTGGGGTTGCCGGCGATCATAGCCGACATGGTGCTCGCAGGAAATGAGCTCGAGCGTTTGAAGGTTGTGGATAAAGAGATGTTCACCCGAATGGTTGTAAATGGAAAGGAAGGTCTAACTGTGCATACAGGCATTGTGGAAGAATTTGCGTGCTGCAAGGTTGACGTCGAAGGTGACGCAGCCATTGCTAGTATGACGCGAGGGTTTTCCGGGGATTGTACTTTGGCTACAGTCACCGGCGTTGTTGAAAAACACCAAGGAAGGCAACCAGACAATTGTCCAGCCATCCTATGGGAATTTCATAAGAACCGAGCGAAATCTAGCAGGCCGAAAATGATTCATACTGCCGTTCCGCGCATGGTCCAATACCAGTTTGTGAAGACGGCCAGCGACTATGATCCCGAAGTTAAACCCGGTATGACTTCTTTCATGGCTCCACTTATTCCAGGCGCTTTTGTGCCTGATTTGTGTCGTAGCAATGATGAAAGAACTGTGCAACAACGCGTCAATTCGGTGAAAGACGCGACGCAGCTTACGCCATTTGTGCGTAAGGTGATTAATGAGTTTGCTTCTAAATTTGTTGGCGACCGCAAATGGACGCTTGTACCCTACTCATGTGAGGATGTGTACGAGCGCATGAACCGCCCCAATCAACGTAAAACCTTGGATCGTGCTCAAACTGAACCTGATTCGGTTGAATTGGCACAATTACAGAAACGCGAGGCTTATCAGAAGTTTGGAGACCCTAGAGGCATATCGAACGTTGTAGGACCCCCGAAGCTGCATTACTCAAAGTATATGTATGCTTTCGGTGATTACCTGAAACAGTTTGATTGCTATGCCTTTGGCAAAACGTCTTTGGCGATTGCTGATAGGGTTGCCAAGATTGCTTCGGAGGCCGAGACGGTCATCCAGACTGACTTCAGTCGGATGGACGGACGCGTTGGAGAAGTCCCGCGTGAGTTGGAAAGGGTCATCATGATGCGGTTGTTCGGACAAGACTATCATGAAGAATTGTCTGAATTAATGAGGACTCAGATCAACCGTAAGGGGAAGACCAAATTTGGGGTCAGATATGACTCAGGTCTTTCACGTCTCTCAGGCAGCCCAGAAACATCATCTTTCAACACACTGTTGAATATGTTTGTAGCTTTCTTAGCGTTTAGACGAACTGCCAGTGATGGTGGTTATGTAGAATGTGAGGAAGCATGGGAACGTATGGGAATTTACGGAGGTGATGATGGCCTCACAGCCGATGTGGATCCTAACGTGTACGAGACTAGCGCGGCCATGTGTGGTCAAAAACTTACCAGCGAAGTTATTCGCCGTGGTGAGCGAGGGGTATGTTTCCTAGCCAGGCGTTATGGGCCCAACGTTTGGTATGGGGAGAACTCCTCGATGTGTGACCTTGGTCGAGCTTTATCAAAATTTCACGTGACTGTCAACATGCCTAAGTCAATAAAGCCCATTGACAAATTGGTGGATAAGGCATATGCTTTAAATTTAAGCGATGCTAACACACCAGTCGTTGGGCCTTTTACCGCGAAGGCAATTAAGTTCAAACCGGCAAATTTCGTCTTTAGGAATCTTGCGGGTAAGTGGAACGTCCATGAGGATGCTGCGACCCAGTACCCTAATCAATATGGATCGTGGATGGAGGACGAACGGAAATTGTTAATTTCTGAATTCTCTATGTCGCGGTTCAACTATTGGATCAATAGTGATCTGGACGAAGATGGC